AAGTTGGCCCGTACTGCGGATGAACTGCGTGTTGGCGGGTTGAAGAACGTGCTGAACAAGGGTGAGTTTGATCCAACTCTCGTCACGAAGATGCTGACCGGATCGAAGCCTGCGGATGTTCGCACACTGTTCACAAGCCTGAACAAAGATGGCCGTGAAAGCGCCCGCCTTTTGCTTATCCAAGACGCTGCGAAGCGGGCGATGAACAAGGAAACCGGCGACGTAGACCCAAATAAGTTTGCTCGTGAAGTCATGGGCCTATCCGACAACTTCTCGCAGTTCTTCGGTGCTTCCGATATGCGCCGCGTCAAGGGTCTAGCCGAAGTTCTGCGCGCTACTAGCCGTGCTCAATCTGCCCAGTTCTTACCAGAGACCGGTGCGCAGCTTACGCCCATCGCCACGATGGGTGGTTTTGGCGGTTTAGGTACGGTCCTCGGTTCGATGTTGGGCCTAGGCGCAGGGGTATCGGCTGGGGCAGGCTTAGCGGCTTCAACCGCATTTGGCGCTTCAAAGCGGTTCTACGAAAGCAAGCCCGCCCGCGATTTGCTTCTGCGGATTAGCCAAGCATCTGGGGGCAAGAAGGCTGAACTTATTAACCAGTTCGTTGCCGGGGCTGCGGCTACTGGTGGGGCTGCGGGTGCTACCCGAATGAGCGAAGGTGAGTAATGGCCAAGAAGACTAGCGTTAAAGACATGTCATGGCAACCGAAGCCAAAAGCAAAGCGTCGCCACAAACCCGACGGGCTTCGCCATCGTAAGTCTTTGGGGCCACGCAGTCACTTGCGAACTAGCTTCTAATATTATACGCATCGCCCATGAAGTTCATGGGCATTGATCCCGGCGCGTTTGGGGCTGTCGCTATTCTGGATAAGGATAGCCGAGAACTTGTCATCATCGACATGCCTACTCTAAAGGTCAAGCGCGGGCCGCGTGTCGTCAATCAGGTTGACGCGCACATGCTGGCCAATTCTTTGCGCGGTCACGTCACCGCCGATACTTCCGCTCTCATCGAGAAGGTCCACGCCATGCCGGGCCAAGGTGTGTCGTCGATGTTCAGCTTCGGCCGAGCAGCGGGTATCGTCGAAGGCGTGCTTGCTGGCCTGTCTGTATCTTTTGAGTTGATACCGCCTGCGACTTGGATTAAGTCTATGCGCACGTTCGGAGGAAAGGACGGCAGTCGTCAGCGGGCACAAGAGTTGTTCCCGGATTACGCCCATCTCTTCGCACGGAAAAAGGACGATGGCCGAGCCGAAGCTGCGCTTCTCGCCTGCTACGCCGCTGAGAGGGAAGACAATGAACCATCTATTCGATTACCAAAAGGTCGGCGCAGACTTTCTCTGTAAGAACCCGGCCGCATTCCTTGCCGATGAGCAGGGCCTTGGCAAAACACTTCAAGTTATCGCGGCCTGTGATAAACTCGGTCTGACAAAGGTTGTCGTTATCTGCCCGGCCATTGCCAAGATTAACTGGCGTCGTGAGTTCGAGCGGTGGGGAACCGTTGAGCGCGAAGTCAAAGTCTTTAGCTACGATAAGATCACGCAATCCAAGGAGGTCCGCAATGAAATCGCAAAGTTTGAGCCAGACGTTCTTGTTCTGGATGAGGCTCATTATCTCAAGAACCGTACTGCTAAGCGCACAAAGTATCTATATGGCCAGTACTGTCGCGGTGATGGCCTTGTTAAGTTTGCTGATCGTGTTTGGCTTCTTAGCGGTACTCCCATCCCTAATAATGTCAGCGATTTCTGGACCCATCTTAAAGCGATTTGGCAGTACCCACTAAACTTCGCTGAATACACAACGTATTTTTGCAAGACTTGGAGCGGACAGTTCGGCCTTCAGGTTCTCGGCAACAAGGCCGAACGCATGGGCGAGTTCAAGACCGTGCTGAAAGCAATCATGCTGCGCCGCAAGGGCGAAGTCGTGCTGAAGGATTTGCCGCCTATCTGGTGGCAGGATGCACCCGTCGAGATTGATAACTGGAACGACAGGAAACACATCGACAATCCACGCCAAGCCGAAGCGGTCGATATGATCCTCGCGCATTCGCTGACAAATCAAGACTTGTCTACCGAGATCGAGAGTATCGCCCCGCATATCGCGTCACTGCGTCGCTTAACTGGTGCGGCCAAGGCAGCGCCCATCGCCGCACAGATAGCGGGCGAGTTGGCTGATGATGCCTACGACAAGATCGTAATCTTCGCCTACCACACCGATGCACTACAGACGCTATACGATAGACTGAAAGACTACAGCCCTGTCGTCGTTGCGGGGGGTATGCCGACAGCCGACCGTCAGGCGGCGATTGATAACTTCCAGACCGACCCAAAGGTGCGCGTCTTCATCGGCCAGATCACGGCCTGCTCCACCGCCATTACATTGACGGCTGCAAATCAGGTGGCGTTTGTGGAGATGGACTGGGTTCCGGCAACGAATGCACAGGCGGCTAAGCGTTGCCACCGCATCGGCCAGACAAAGCCCGTGATCGTGCGGACGTTTGGCCTTGTCAATTCTGTTGATGAGATTGTGGCTAAGACCTTAGCCAAGAAAGCCCAGATGATTTCTGAGGCTTTAGATTGATAGGGGCGGCTTTAACGTACCAAAGTAAGCGTCCGGGAAAGCCCAAACCTACCGCCCCTATCTAGAAAGGCCGGGGCGACTTCCAACTCCCAGGCCCTCCCTTTTACTTAGAGCAAATCGTCAAGGTCGGAGATGTCTGCGGACGGACGTTCCGTCGCAGTGAACTCGTCCGCAGCAGACAGACGGCCATCCATACGCGGGCCGTCGGCTACCTTCTGGAGATTGCCCAGTGAGAAGGCAACGCCGTTGTTGCCGTTGACGCTGTACGCATAGGCGCGCAACGAGGCACGGACCTTTGCCCCCGGATAGATTTCCTTGGGGTCCGTGATCGGAGCAGGCTTGCCGTTCTCGCCAGCAAACTTGCTGACCACACCGGGGGCTTGCTTAGATTTGACGTTCATGAAGACCGACCCTTCAGGGTAGCCCTTCTCTTCGCCATCGTTACGGAAAGGCATACGGATTTTGCCGCCTTCCATGAGGCTCTTTGTCTTGTCTCCCCACTTCTCCTTGGCCACAGCAGCCGCCGTCGCTTTGAGTTCGGACATGTCAGTGCCGTCAGGGAATACAAGGCAGCAAGAATAAACTGGCTCACTTGCACCCGGAGGCGTCTGTGGTTCGAACACATGTGGATATGAGATGATTGCTTCTGGTGTAATAACTTTTGACATCGGTATTTCCTTATTCAACGGTAAAGTCATCTGCCGCCAACGAGGCGACAGCGGGACGGTTATCTGTATCAGCGACCATTGATGTGCCGGATGATACAGCTATGACGAGCGATGTCGGCAAGTTCTTCTTGCCCACGATACGCTCGATCTGCGGTGGCGACTTCAACTTCTTTTCGTAGATGTCGTCGTCATCGAGACCTTCTTCTGTGGCCCAAGCCACAAATTCTTCTTCAACACGCCAGCGACGTGTCGGTCGTTTCTCCACTAGCTTGTAGCCGGGAAGCCCGCCGCCCGTTTCCAACAGGCTATTGGCGTGGCGGCGCAAAGACTTGATCCACTCTTCGATCAGCGGAACTCTTTGCAGATAATCCGCTACCTCCTGTGGAGTTAAGTCATTGACGGTTCGTACTGTGCCGAACTCGTCTTGTGCAACCTCAAGGGCGTTGTTGCGCAGGGCCGAACAAGTCCCCGCCGCAAGGCAGAACTTGCAGTGGTCGCCAGAGATGCGCGGTGCGTCCGGCTTCAGGGACGCATGTGCTGCGTCAATAAGTTCTGTGCCGTAGTCCAGTATATCGTCACGGCTGTAGCTATACTCCCGCACCGGCCCATCGGGGTGCATGGCGCGTGGCTGTACAACAACCGTTATAACTTTATTGACCGGAGCCTTCTCGCCAATCTCAAGGATAGCACCGAGCGCATAGTATTTAAGCTGCTCGTTATCTGCGACTTCGACCGCAACGCCTTGGCCGTGCTTATAGTCGATGACGTAAAGCGTCCCGGTTGCTTTGGCGTAGATGATACAGTCGGCCGTGCCGAACATTGGCATGGGCGGATCAAGTTTGTCTAGGCTGAAGCGTTTCTCATAGCGGCATAGGGTTGGTTCCGATGCGGCCACATCTCGGATGTAATCGATGTAAACCTGCACCGCACACGCCATGTTGTCGTCAACCTTGTGGCCGTTAAACTCTTCGCCAATAAAGGAGAAGGCAACGGTGTGGTCATTGACTAAGCAGAACTCCCCAAATTCATGCGCAGCCGTGCCAAGTTCGGCGTAGGGTGAACTCTCGTTAGGGAACGGGGCCTCGGCTGCGAGTGAGCCGGGGCAGTTGATGCGGCGCTTCGCATTCGACGCGCCAAACTTAGCGTGTGCTGTCATTTCCGATACCTCTTTCCTTCTTTGCCCTCGGCGTTGATCGGGCAGCCGTGTGCCCATGCCGGAACTTGTGTCATGATGTCAATCATCTCTTCAAGCGAACCAAAACCATCTGGCACTTCGCTAATGATTTCATCGTGTACGGACAGGATGACATTGTAGCCTTTAAGTTCCAACGCCATCATGGCCGTAGCCATCAGGTCGCGGGCGGTTGCTTGCACCACGTTCTCCGTCAGCAAGCCACCCCAGATAATCTGGGATGTCCACTGACGCGTCACGCTATTCAACGTATCAACTTGCGCTGTATCTCTCATCGCGCCCCAAGGGGTTTCACGCTGAATGATGCGCGGATTGTGGTACGTAAGCGACCGCCCGCTAGGTAGGGGAAGCGGAACCGTCCCAACACGGCCCGCTCCCTTCACCATATCTACAAAGTCTTGCTCAACATCACGCCAGTACTGCGCGATCCTGTTGTTCTTCTCACGATAGACAGACACGATGCGCTTAGCTTCGTCTTCATCCACCTTGATACCCATCGTGGCGCACTGCTCGGCGAAGCGTTTGCCGCCCATGCCATAGCCGCAATTATGAACAATTAACGGGCCGCTATCGGTTAGGATTGTGAAGCGGTTCCTCGGCCCCGCATAACTCACGTCGTAAACGTGCGACTTCCGCACGCAAACGGTTGATTTCATTCTGCATAACTTCTGTTGTGCGACGGTTAAACATATTGTCAGACCGCGTGATAAAACGGAGATTGCCGGGCTGATAGCCTGCGTCGTTGTCGATGCGATCCAGTTCCAGATGTGGCGTGTTCCATCCATCAAGTGTGAGAAGGTACGATAGAAACGCTTTGCGGTCTCGTACCCATTCTGGGTGTACTCGAATGCCCCGCCCCCCGTAATGCTTCCACGCGGCGCTGTTTGGATTTTCGCAACGCTGGATACAAGCGGAGATGCGGTTGAGTAGCCGTTCACGATGGAAGTCATCTGGTACAATGGCCGCGTAGCCGTAATATTTTTTCTGAGTAACACCCGATCTACGCTTCGCGCAGTAGTTACAGCGCGATGATTTGCCCCTGAGAAGATTGTGCCGATCAATGATGCCAACCCACCCACAAGAGCATTCGCATCTAGGATGCCACGCCCGTTTGTGGTTGACCCATGCCCGTATGGTAAGTTCACCAAAGACAGCGCCGACTTCAGCAGGAAAGGGTTTGTATGGACCTTTTGCCACTCCTGCCACCCATCTTCCGTCAGTACTTCGTGGTCCGGCGTCGCACCGACCCCGTTGACCCGATGAACTTCCTTGTACCCCTGATACACTATCCCTTGATGCGTTACCCATTCTTCGCCATCCCATACCCTGTCTTGTGTCGTTAGGTACACGATAGGTTTCCATCCCTGTTCTGTCAAGACGAGTGTGTCTTCTTCAAAACATCCAAGGATTGCCATCTTACCAACCTG